TATATATATATATTATTATATTATTTAATATATTATTATTAAATTAATTAACTCGGTAATAATTAATTTATTATAATATATTTAATAATAATATATGTCTTCTCCATGTTTAAATTGTAAAGTAATTCAACAAAATACTAGAAAAGTACCATTATGGTCTATAAATGAAGGTAATAAATCATTATTACCTGAAGTAATTAGAGAAAAAAAATACAATCCAAAAGATAGTAAATTAATTGCTGAATCGCCAAAATTAACTAAATTAAATGTAAATGTACCAATTAAAACAGATAAACCCGATACATGGGTATTTTATTGGGCTGCTCATGGATCAACTAATCCAGAAAAAATAATGCAGGAAAAAGAAGCATATGGTAATAATAGTAATCATGGAATAGTTAAAACAGATGATGATGGAAATGCTATATTAAAATTAAATTGTCCTCAACCATATAAAGAACATGAAAAAGGTTTAACTTATCCAAGACATGTTCATTATACTTTTTTAATGAAAGACAATTTATGGAATGAAAATATTAATTCATTGGTTGTTATGTGTAATATTGATTTTAAACAAATGCAAAAAGCATTAGATAAAAAAACACATATTATTCTAAATGCTTTACCAAATGATGAATATGAAAAAATACATATACCGAATAGTTATAACATGTATTATAAATTTTTAGAAGAAATGCCTGAAAAAGATAGAGCAAAATATATTGAATCTTTATTAAAAGAATATATAGAAAACTATCCAAAACTATCTAAATTATTAAAAAAAAATAAGTTATCTTTATTTGATATACCAATAATAACATATTGTGATAATATAAAATGCAAAGCATCAGAAAAATTAACTGAATATTTAATTGAAGCCAATTATGTAAATGTATTAGAATATCCCGGTGGTATGAAAGATTGGCATGAAAATACCAAAATATCTGAAGATGATACTATTCCTAGTAATATAGAATTAGATGATGATGAAGAAATTATAAATTATAAAGGTGGTGAATATCTTCATCATAAAGATACAAATGATGTTACTGATATTGAAGATTTTTCTCTATTGGGAACTTGGGATCCAAAATTAAAAAAAATATCATGGTTAAATACAAATGATATTGATATGGATGATGAAGAATTAAAAGAAAATAAAGAAGATATTATAGATATAGTTGCTAGTAAATATAAAGATAAAATAACCGTAGTTAAAAAAGAACCAGATATAGTTCCAGATTTGATAGATGAAGATATTTTTGGTGGTGGATCTAATTCAGAAGAAGAAGAAATAAATGAATCTTCATCTGAAGAAATAGAAGATGAAGAAATAGAAGATGAAACAAGTGATGAAGAAAAAGATGAAACAAGTGATGAAACAAGTGATGAAGAAGAATATGAAGATGAAACAGATGAAACAAGTGATGAAGAAGAAGAAGATGTTAAAGTTGATCAGGTAGAAATTGAAAATATGAAAGGTGGTGATTTAGTTAAAAAGAAAACAATTTTATCTGATTATCATTCAAGAGGATTTAATTTTTTTTAAAATTTGAATAATTAAATTAATGTTATTTAATAAAATTAGTTTATTATAATTAAAAAAATGAGTAACAAAATTAGATGTGATTATCCGGGATGCAACAAAAAATTAAAATTACATGAACAACTTAAATGTAAATGTGATAAAATGTTTTGTTATAAACATAAATCTTATTCTAATCACAATTGTTTATTTAAAATTGATCACAAAAAAATAATTAAAGAAAATAATCCCGAAGTAAAATTTAAAAAAATAGAAAAAATTTAATTTATTTATTTTATTTTATATTTAAGATATTTAATTCACGTATTAAATATTATTTATTTTAATTACTATAATTATTATGTATTTTTTTAATTGAGTTTTGAACCCTACTATTAGATATTTCACAATCATCTACTAAATATTTAATTAATTCAGGTATATTTTTTTCTTTTTGCACAAAATTTAATTTAGATGGATCCAACTTATCATAATATTGTGTAAATAATTTTTTAGCTGAATTAAATTTTTCTATATAATTTTCAGGTATTTTATATGTATGTTTGCTATTAATAAAATCTTCAATTGTATTATAATTTTTAATAATTTGTAATGCTTTAACTTGACCTATTTTTGGAATATTTGAACAATAATCACAACCACATAATATACATAAATCGATAAATTTATCATGAGTTATTTTTAAATTTTTAGTAATTTGTTCTAGATTAATAACACTAATAAAATCATTGCGTTTAATACTTTTATCTAGACATGATCTAATTAATTTTGGACATCCAAAAGCCATTGTATCCATATCTTCTGTTACAACATAATCTACATAATTAATACGACATAATTCACTCGCAATTGCTTCAGCTTCACCATCCATATGTAAATATTTTACACCCATCAAATCTAATAATTTTTTGATATCATCAATATGTTCTTTTGTTATACGAATACTTTGTTTTTCATATTTTAATTTATCTTTTTCATTATCTACAGATTTCAATTCAGTTTTTGCTTTATTTGCTTTATTTTTTCTATCTTTTATTAATTCACTTTTTTCTTCAGGTGGTTTTCCATCAAATATATATATAGGTGTTATATTCAAAGATAAATATAATATTGTTTTGTAAAAAATCCCTGAAATATGACTAGTACATTTCATGTTTTTTGTTTTAAGATTTTTCCCATTATATCTAACATTCATTAAATATTTATATAGAAATAAACTAGTATCAATTGCCACTGTTTTGCCTGATAGTTTATATAATTGTTCCGTATTAATTGCATCAGGTGATTCCTTGTTAATAATTTTTGTTAATCCTTTTATTCCCATATTTGTATTATATAATAATAATATTATAACTATGTTATATATTCTTAAATATTTTCAAATTAATTATATATATATGGATTTAAATATAATTATTACAAAATTATTAAACAATATTTCAATTGAATTAAAAAAAGAAAAAAATATGGATATAATTAAAAATGATATAATTGAACCAATTATAAATAATACAATATATCAATTATATCCATATTTTTTAATTTTTATAATTTCTATGATTATATTATTTATTAGTATATTTGCTATATTATTTTTGAATATTAAATTATGTTATAAATAAATTTGATTCTTTTATATTATTAATAAGTATTGAAAAAATAATTATTTTATGAATAATAACATTAATATATTTATACAAAAAGGTGGTTATATACCCGGATGGTCTTCTGAAAAATTAAAAAAATATAATTTAAATTATAATATTCCATTAAATATTTTAGTTACAATTAATAAATTTGTTTGTAAAATGAACAATAATGAAGATGATGATAAAGAAGAAATATATTTATCTACAGGAATAATCGATGGTGATTGGAAATCTAGTAAGGTTCGTTAAATAATTTGATATATTTAATAATTTATTTATTAAACTATATAAAATGTCTAATGAAAAAATCATTAAAGGTATTTTAGATAATATAATTATAGAAATAGTTAAAGATAAAAAAAAAGTTAAATTTATTAATCCATTAATAAGTAAAGAAATTAAGTATGAAATAAATCCATGTATAAAATTAAAAAAAGTTAAAAAAAAAGAAAAAAAAGTTAAAAAAGTAAATGGATTGGTAAGACAAAAATCAATAAATATTAAACAATTGAAATATAAAGAAAAAATTAAAAATAAATTAGAAATAATCAATTCAATATATTAAATAAAAAAATATTTATAAAGTTAAATGACTAAATACACAAAAAAAGATATGTATAATATTTGTAAATTATTTTTTATAGTAATAATGATAATTGTTACTATATGTATAATTAAAAAATTATTTAATAATGTTGAAGGAATGAACAATAATGAATTTGTAGCATATAAATTAGGTAAAGGTAGAGAAGTATCAAAAAAAGATTTTAGAAATGGAAAATGGCCATGGAATAATAATCGTAATAATAATAATAATAATGTATCTGGTACGTGTCCTAAATCTGATCCCGATTTCATTGAAAATATAACAGCTGCTACTAATAGATGGATTGATTTAGTTACAAACGATAATTTAATTGGAGAGGATATGTCTGATGAAAATAGAATTAAAATGATCGGTAATTTATTTTGTTTAAATAAATTAAATGGTGAAAGTTGTTCAACTGGTGGAATAGATGATTTTTGTGCTAGTTTATTTGGCACAGTTTCAAATCAATTAAGAAGAGGTAGAGAAAATATAGAAAATTATTTTGAATATTTTGCAAATGTACCTGGTTTAAGTGCTAGATCGATAAATGATCCAATTTTCAATATTCAAAAATTATCAAATGATGTTTATTTAAATTCAGCATTAATTACATGGACATGGGATGATGGCCCTGGAAGTGATGGAATGGATCCATTAATTGCTAGAATGTCATTTATATATAAATATCAAGAAACACCTTTAGAATTAAATGAAATAAATTATTGTATTGTTCAGTTACATTCTTCCGCTATGCCTGATAGAGCTGATGGTATTCCACCATATTTAGAAAACATTGATTCAAGTGAAGAATATTGGATGGGAGAAACTCAAATGTATGATGATTTAATGTCAGATTATTTTTCTTGAATTTATTTAATTAAACAATTACATTGAGGATATTTTTCGTATAATTTTTGAATACTAAGTTCTTTCATTTTTGCTTCAATCATAATATCAATTTCATATCCATATAATTCTGGTATTTCTAATAAATATTCTGGTATAATTTCAATATAATCACTATGTTTACCTATTTTCCCAATACCTTGTTCTGATACATGGAATTTTGGTTTAATTTTTTTTTTATCCCACGTTTTTAATATTTCTTCAATGTAATTCTCAGCATCTTCAATTTCTTCATCTGGATGTAAAAGTTTATAGCATTCATGATGATGAGTGTCAAATACAATTGGAACACCACACATCTTATTCATTTCTAAGCAATCTATAATTGAATAACTTTTTTCACAATTTTCTAAAACAACCCGATTTCTTACTTTATCTTCCAGTTTCAAATAATTTTCACACCATCTTTTTTTTGTTCCTTCTTTATCTTTATATACACCTCCACCATGTATAACCATAACTGAATCTACACCTAAATCCATTAGATCTAAAACTTCTGCATGATAAGTCAAATCTTTTATTGTTTGAGTATATGCTTTTTTAGTTAAAGAAGATAATACATTATACTGTCCTGGATGAAATGTTAATCTTTGATTATATTTCTTTGATTTTTCACCTATTTGTTTTAATAAGTCTAAAGCAAAATCATAATCATAATCAGATACTTTTGGATTAGTTTTATGTAGAAATAATTCACTTGACATACGAAAAACTTTTATACCATTTTCTTCATTCCAGTCCATCATTATTAACATATCTTGTAAATTTTTAATTATTCTTGATTTTAATTCTTCTATTCCGCGTTCATCTATTATTCTTACAATTATTCTTCTAGAAGCATATACTGGTGGTTTTAATTTTTTTAAAGTTGTATTCATACAACATAATCCTAGTTGTACTGGGTTGGTTTCTGTTTTTATCATAATTATTAAAAATTATATATTTGTATAAGGATATTTATATAAATATCAAATTAATAAAAGACTATTTTTTTTTTAAATATACATAATAATATAAAATGAAAATTAAAGGTGGAGGATGTGCTTGTAATTGTAGAGGTTTTGATCCTAATGAAAGTAAATGTGATTGTTATGGTAGACAAAAGCCTATCTGTAATGTTGGTGGTAGAAGAGCATGTGGAAACGGTAAATTTGTATCTTCTTGTTATAGTGAGTTTGAACAAAATAGTAGTATAAGAGTGTGTGAAGCTACTGAATTCCCTTATTGCAATCCACCTGTTGGTGGTCAGTGTGGTGCATACAAGAGATTTAATAGTGTCACGGGTGAGAAGATTTGTTCCAATGTTCCAGCCACGCAAAATGAGTCATATATATACTACATCTGTAAAGAGGATGATAATGGGGTCATATGTGATTTAGTCTCTACAAAATCTTGTCCGGAGGTTAATGGATGTACACCCGTGTTCAATCTAAAGACTTCAGAAATGCCCAACTAGGTTTGGAACAGAATAATAATTCATCAAATCGTGATGATATTTTGATAATGAGTCCTGTTTCTATTGGTGATGGGAATAAGGGGACATGGAGCTTTATCAGATAGTTTCTAGGGTGAAACATGTGATTGTATAAATATTAAATTAATAAAAAATTATTTTTTTAAATACTCTTTAAAAAAAATATACATAATAATATAAAATGAAAATTAAAGGAGGTGGATGTGCTTGTAATTGTAGAGGTTTTGATCCAAATGAAAGTAAATGTGATTGTTATGGTAGACAAAAGCCTATCTGTAATATTGGTGGTAGAAGGGCATGTGGAAACGGAAAATTTGTAGCTTCTTGTTATAATGCTGAACGAAGCTCGGCGGGAGACCTATTATCGTCTGGGAGCCGAGAGTGCCATGTATGCTCCAACAACACCGGCGACGAGGCCCCGAATAAGGAAGGCGCTATTGAGAAATAATTCACTAGACATACGAAAAACTAATAATACTTTTTTTTAATAATTTAAAAAATACTTTTTTAAATACTCT